GAGTGTTGTGATGCATATCACCACGCCGGATGTGGCGGGATTCCAACGCTCCCGCAGTCAGATTGCCGCCCAGATGGGGCGCGCGTTGGCGCAAGGAAATCGCATTAGGTGAGGGGGCTAAGGTTATGAATTTTCACGAAGAACAATTTCCTGCGAGTCTGAGTTTTGGCGCTCTTGGTGGGCCTGAACGGCGCACTGATGTGGTGACGCTCAGCAATGGTTTTGAGGAACGCAACACCCCTTGGGCGCACTCCAAACGGCGCTATGACGCCGGGCTTGGCCTGCGCTCCTTGGATGATGTGGCGGCCCTGATCGCCTTCTTTGAGGCACGGCAGGGGCAGCTTTACGGGTTCCGTTGGAAGGACTGGTCCGATTTTAAATCCGGCCAGCCCTCCGCGCCGGTGTCTTACATCGATCAACCCATTGCCACGGCGGACGGTCAGATGGCGCAATTCCAGCTGGTGAAACATTACCGTTCTGGTCATCAATCTTACCAACGCCCCATTAAGAAACCTGTCGCGGGCTCCGTTGTGCTGGGCGTCGACGGGGTGGAAATGCGCGAGGACGTGCAGTTTTCGCTCGATCTGACAACCGGTCTGGTAACCCTTTTTGAAGCCCCCAACGCAGGGGCCGAGATCACGGCAGGGTTCGAATTTGACGTGCCAGTGCGGTTCGACACCGGGCAAATCCGCGCCTCAGTTGCCTCGTTTCAGGCCGGCGACGTGCCGGACGTGCCAGTGGTGGAGGTGCGGGTCTGATGCAGTTATCTGACGCGATGCTCACGCATCTGAAAACCGGTGTCACCACGCTGTGTCGCTGTTGGGAAATTCACCGCGGCGATGGCCAGCGACAGGGCTTCACCGATCATGATAATCCGATAAATTTCAACGACTTGAATTTTGACGCGAACACGGGTCTAAGCACCAGCGCCTTGCAGCAGGCGACCGGATTGTCGGTCGATAATGCCGAAGCAATGGGCGGGCTTAGCGCGGCTGCGATCAGCGAGGCCGACATTGCGGCGGGGCGTTACGACGGTGCAAAAGTGACCTGCTGGCTGGTTAACTGGGCCGCGCCTGAACAGCGCGCGGTCCTGTTTCGCGGCACGCTTGGGCAGCTGGAACGCTCCGGTGGTGCCTTTCGGGCCGAGCTGCGGGGATTAACCGATCAGCTGAATGAACCGATGGGGCGCAGCTATCAGGCTCCTTGTGGCGCGGTGCTGGGCGATATGGCCTGCGGCGTTAACCTTAATGAACCAGGCTACCGGACCAAGCAGCCCGTGGCCGAGGTGATCAGCGCCTCCGAGCTGCTTTTTGCCCCCTTTGGCGGCTTTGAGGCCGGTTGGTTCACCCGCGGTCGGCTGGAAGTGCGGACCGGCGCGGCCCACGGGCTGTCGGCGCCCGTTAAACTTGATGAACTGGTTAAGGGCGGACGGCGCATCACCCTGTGGGAACCGCTGCGGGCAGAGCTGCAACCGGGGGATCAGATCTCCCTGTTTGCGGGCTGCGACAAACGCTTTGCCACCTGCCGGTTGAAGTTCAACAACGTCCTGAATTTTCAGGGCTTTCCTGACATTCCCAGCGACGACTGGATCACGGCGCACCCCGCCACGTCACACACTGGAAACGGGGGCAGTCGGCGATGAACGAAGTGGTTAACGAAGCGCGCCGCTGGATCGGCACTCCTTACCGGCATCAGGCCTCTTGCAGGGGTGTGGGCACGGATTGTTTGGGGCTGTTGCGCGGGCTGTGGCGGGCGCAGTTCGGGGCGGAGCCCGAGGCCTTGCCCGCCTATAGTCGCGACTGGGATGAAGCGCAGGGCGAGGAGGAACTGTGGCGGGCGGCGCATCGGCATCTGTGTGCAAAACAGATCGGCGCAGAGGCGGCGGGCGATGTCTTGCTGTTTCGCATGCGACAGGGGGCTGTGGCGAAACATATCGGCATCGCCGCCAAGGTCGGCGCGGGTGCCAGTTTCATCCATGCATATAGCGGGCATGGGGTGGTGGAAAGCGCGCTCACTGCGCCGTGGCGGCGCCGTGTCGTGGCGCGGTTCGCTTGGCCGAGTGGCGCATAATTTACTGAAATTAATAGGTTTACTGGGGGCGCAACATGGCGACCATTCTTCTTTCGGCGGCGGGCGCTGCAATTGGCGGCGCTATGGGCGGGACGGTTCTGGGCCTGTCCTCGGTTGTGGTGGGGCGCGCGATCGGCGCCACTTTGGGACGGGTGATTGACCAGCGGATCTTGGGGGGGTCAGAGGTGGTGGAAACCGGTCATGTGGACCGGTTTCGGCTGACGGGTGCCGGTGAAGGCGCCGCAATCCCTGCGGTCTACGGGCGGATGCGCGTCGGCGGGCAGGTTATCTGGGCCAGCCAGTTTTCCGAGCATGAGACCACCCGCCGTGGCGGCAAAGGGGGCGGGCAGGTGACCCGCAACTACAGCTATTCCGTGAGCCTGGCGATTGCGCTTTGCGAGGGGGAAATCGCTGGTGTGGCGCGGATCTGGGCCGACGGGGTGGAGATTTCGGCTGAAGATATCGGCTTGCGTGTTTACCAAGGTAAACGGGATCAGATGCCCGATCCCAAGCTGGAAGCGATCGAGGGCGCGGGCCGTGTTCCGGCCTATCGTGGCACTGCCTATGTGGTGATCGAGGATCTGGATCTTGGGCGCTTTGGCAACCGCGTGCCGCAGTTCAACTTCGAGGTTTTGCGGCCTGACTTCGCCGCCAAGGACACGCCGGAGGCAGAGCCTGCGCAGACGGTTCAGGCGGTTGCGTTGATGCCTGGCAGTGGCGAGTATGCCCTGGCGACAACCCCAGCTGTGGTGGATCAGGGCTTGGGTGTTTCGCATGTGGTGAACCTGAATTCCGTGAATGTTCAGAGTGACTTGCAGGTCTCTCTTGACCTTCTGGAGCGGGAGTTGCCAGCGGCTAAGGCGGCGTCCCTGATCGTGTCTTGGTTCGGTGATGACCTGCGCGCTGGTCAGTGCCAGCTGCGCCCCAAGGTGGAGGCGGCGACAGGTGATGCGATGGACATGCCTTGGGAGGTCTCGGGCCTCACCCGCAGTCAGGCAGAGCAGGTGCCGGTTGAGGACGATCGGCCGGTTTACGGCGGCACGCCTTGTGATGTTTCGGTGCTGGAGGCCATAGCCGCACTAAAGGCGGCGGGGCAGGCGGTGATGGTCTATCCGTTTATCTTGATGACCCAGATGCAAGGCAACACGTTAACCAACCCGTGGACGGGCGAGGATGGCCAGCCGCATCTGCCGTGGCGCGGGCGGATCACCGGGGCGCTTGCGCCGGGGCTGACCGGCAGCCCTGACGGCACCGCAGCGGCCGAGGCCGAAGTGGCGCAGTTTGTCGGCACCGTGACGGCAGCGGATTTCGCGGTGGCGGAGGGCGCGGTCAGCTATCACGGGCCGGCGGAGTGGTCCTACAGCCGGTTCATCCTGCACAATGCGGCGCTGTGTGCGGCGGCGGGCGGCGTCGACAGTTTCTGCATCGGCTCGGAAATGCGCGGGCTGACGCAGCTGCGCGGGGCGGCGGGTGATTTCCCCTTTGTAACCGCGTTGAAGGCGCTGGCCGCAGAGGTGCGCGCGCTGCTGGGGCCGGAGGTGAAACTGGGCTATGCCGCTGATTGGTCGGAATATTTCGGTTACCACCCGCAGGACGGCTCGGGCGATGTGCTGTTCCACCTGGACCCGCTGTGGGCGGATGAGAACATCGATTTCATCGGGATCGACAACTACATGCCGCTGTCGGATTGGCGCGACGGCAGCACGCATCTGGATGCCGATTGGGGCGCGATTTACGATCTGGATTACCTGCGCAGCAACATCGAGGGGGGCGAGCTCTATGAGTGGTATTACCACTCGTCCGAGGCCCGCGCGGCGCAGATCCGTACCGAAATCACCGATGGCGCTCACGGGGAGCCTTGGGTGTATCGCGTGAAAGACCTGCGCGGCTGGTGGCAGAACGCCCATCACGACAGGATCGGCGGGGTGCGTCAGGCGGCGCCCACCGACTGGGTGCCGCAGTCCAAACCGATATGGTTTACCGAGCTGGGCTGCGCCGCGATCGATAAGGGGACAAACCAGCCGAACAAGTTTCTTGATCCGAAATCCTCTGAGTCTTCCGTGCCTTACCATTCCAACGGCGGGCGGGACGATCTGATCCAGATGCAGTATTTGCGCGCCATGCTGGGCTATTGGGGGGAGGCGGCGCATAACCCTGTTTCGGTAGAATATGGCGGGCCTATGTTGGATATGTCGCGGGCCTTTGTCTGGGCCTGGGACACGCGGCCTTATCCGGTGTTTCCACGGCATGAGGCGCTGTGGTCGGATGGGGCGAATTATGCGCAGGGGCATTGGTTGAACGGGCGCGGTGCGGCGCGGTCGCTGGCGTCGGTGGTGCAGGAGATCTGCGCCAAGGCGGGTGTGACGGAGGTGGATACCTCTGACCTGCACGGTTTGGTGCGTGGTTACGCAGTGGAACAGGTGGGGGATGCCCGCGCCGCATTGCAGCCCTTGATGCTGCGTCACGGCTTTGACGCGGTGGAGCGGGACGGTGTTCTGGTCTTCCGCAACCGAGGGGCGGAGGTTGATTTTACGGTGACACATCAGCAGCTTGCGATGAGTGACGATCTGACCGGAGATTTTGAACACCTGCGCGCCGCAGAGAGCGAGATGGCGGGGCGGGTGCGGTTGCGTTTTGTGGAATCCGGCGCGGATTACGAGGTGGTGGCCGAAGAAAGCGTTTT